AATAAACTCTGTAGTTACTCCGTTATCATCTACTACTACTTGAATATCAGCTCCGGTTTCAGCTCCAATTGCTTCAGCAGCTTCTGTTGATATACCAGCAGTATCACTTGCAAATCCAAGATTAGTTTTTACTTGATCAAATGCTGCTCCTATACCGCCTTCACCACTAAATAATTTTGGTAATGCATATTGACCAGGATCTCCACCAAACATTTCTGCTGTGCCTAACGCTCTACCAGCACCATATCCACCAATACCACCCATGATTACATCTCCTGCATCACCACCAGTTAATAATGGTACACCTGCACCAATAAGTGCAGAATAGAAAGGTCCAGCACCAGCCAGGCCAGCAATAGTACCAGCATAAGGTGCAATACTTTTTAGTGCTTTCTTAGCACCTTTAAAAATCTTTTTTAAGAAAAACTCAGGTTGTCCTGTAACAGGATTGATAGAGTTAAATTCATTACCTACGATATATCTTTCAGGGTTAATACCCATGTCTAGCATTTGATTGAACAACATTGCTTTAAGTCTAGGATTAGAATCTAAGACTTCCATAGGCACAACTGTTTCACCTTCAGCAACGTGTGCGATATATGCGTCTTCAAATCTACCTAAATTTGCAATTTTAGAAACCTCATTTTGAAAAGACTCTAAGCCTCTAGGTTCATATTGTTGCATGCTATAATCCATGTTTAACTTGTTCCTCCGAATATATCCGGCATTTTATTAACCTTTATTGCGACATCTTTTTGAATGTCTTCTTCTTTTGTGTCGGTGGCAGGATCTTTAACATCTTTGGTTGCCTCGTCTTCAGAAGCATAGACTTTTCCTGTTTTGGCGTGTTTAATAGTTGTAACTGTTTCTACATCTATTTTTGGGATAGTTCTCCCAGCAACCACGATAGTATCTTCTTTTATACCCATTTTTTAAGCTCCTTGCAATGTTTATGTTATCTCCAAAACACTAAGAACAACATGCAAATCATTAGCGTTTTCAGCTTGTATTTTAATTATTTCTGACTCTTTCGCTACCAACGGTGTAGCAGAAGCAGTGCTAGAATCTGATGAAATCTGACTAGTATTACCTGCAGCTAATAACTCTTGAGTAGAGCCTTTTTCAATATCTCTACTTAACTGTAAAGTATAACTAGTGCCACCTGAGTCCACTAAAAACAAAGATATCTCACAATCATTAGAAGCATCTACATTTGCTACATGTATTGATTTAATAATAGCAGTTGTTTCAGCAGGTATTGTATACAAAGTTGTCAGGTTTGTATTAGTTAAAATCGCTTTATAATTTGTGTATGTATTAGCCATCTACGATAAAAACCAAGTAATCCTTTCGTCATCCTCTCGTAATGTCTCTGGAGTATAAGTATTGTTTAATAAAAATATTAATTGATCTAGTGTTTGTATCAATGTGTTTTGTTGTTGTTGACTATACTCTGGTGTAGCTTGGGGTAATCTAGGTATTTGTATTTTTGACATTATGCTCCTCTCATTCCATCTGGTTTAATATCTAATCGTAATGTTCCATATCTCCAGTTATCATCAATAGCATCACTAGCAACTCTTACAGATATTTGTCTACCACGTATTCTTGTATCTTTTTTAGTTGTTGATGTTGTAATATTAAAAGATCCATGAGTTGTTTGTGAAGCAGAGGGATATGGTCTGGTTTTTATTGTTAAATCTACAGTTCCAGATTGTGCTTTAAAATCAGGGATCATTCTACTTATAGACATAAAATTATCACCATCAGCTATATCAATATCTCCTGATTCTACATGAGCGTTCATAGCAGCTCCATCATCATTAGAACCAGTCTCATGTAAATGTATAAAAGTTCTACCTGCTTTTAAACCAGTAATAGTGCTTATAGTAGCTGTAGTATCAGTTGATTTAAACTCAGCTGCATAAGGATTATCGTAAGTTCCTCTATCTGCCCAAGATGTTCTAGATAAAGTTCCTACATACCAAAGGTTTTCTGCATAATTATAAAATACTACTCTATCTATTTGTTGTGAATTAGCAGAAGCATAGAACCACATAACTTCATTGTAATCAGTATTTGCTGCGCAAAATATATCTTGTTTAGCATTTACATTTAAATCATCAAAAACATAGTCTTGAACACTACAAGGTATTTTTTGTACTGCACCATCAAATAAGAAGAAGGAGTCAGTGCCCATCCAAAAGGATACACCACCTACATCTACTGCTGCATTTAAACCAATACAACCACAAGCAGAACCTAACTGATTAAAACCAAAGGTAAGTGGTGGACCTATAAACTGCATTTGATATAAAGCTGTATCTGTCCATATTAGAACAGCACCTCTAGATCTTACTGCTGTTTGTATAAAGTTACCATCCACCAATCTTTTCGATCCTGCTGTATTAGTTGCCGTTGGTGTCCAAACATTTTGATCTTCTTGACCTGACCATCTTAAAAACATGTTGTCTTGTGTAGAAGATGTACCTATTGTTGTTTCTGTACCAAAACAAATGACATGTCTATCGTCACCAGAAACTAACATAAATCTTGATTTTGTAGGTGCATTAGAAACATTTGTTACTGATGATCTATTATTAGATAAACCAGAAGATGTATCCCAGTAAAATAATCCACCATTAAATTGTAAAGCTAATACGTCTTCACCCCAGTTATCAAGAGCCCACTTACCAGATTCTAACAAAACACCTTCAGCTCCAGTTAGTCCTTCTCTTGTTGTATTCCAAGTGGATGCACCATATGTAGAAGCACCCCAACCATAACCAAATATAGACACTGCTGATCCTGTATTTATTTGATATGTTCCGTTGGCCGTGGCTCCTGTCGCATCAGAACTAGCCGCAGCTTTTGCTTCTATAGTAAAAGTATTAGCATTAGGAACTGTTAGTATTTCAAACTCTCCTTCAAGATTAGCAGCAGATATACCACCTACTGCGCCACTAACACTTGCAATAGTTACAAAGTCACCGATTAACGCACCATGAGATGAGTCTGTTACAGTAACTGTAGTGCTACCATTAGTAGTTTCAAATTGTGTAATATTACCTGTGCCTGTAGCTCTAATAGGAGTTATATCAGCGTATGAATTTTCAGAGTAAGCATATAGTTTTTTGTTTGTGCCATAGATAGCATACTTAACACCACTTAAATCACTATAAGTTAATATAGCTCTAGTAGCACCTACTAGTGCATCACTAGTTACTTTTTCCCAACCACCTAATTTTTCTGGTAAACCATATCGAAAACGAACATTATCACAATCTACCCAACGTCCTTCTGCACCGTATTCGGTATTTTGTTTATCTATTCCTGGTGCTATTTGCAGTTTTGATAAAGGCATGATAGCTCCTATACTGCTGATTCATAAAATCTAATCCAACGATCAGTTCCATTTATATTTACTCTTATAGCTCCTGCTTTACTTGCAGTTTCACCTGTAGATGAAGAAACACTAGCAGAACTATCACTAGCTGATGTTCCATCAAAATATATAAATTCTTGATCTTGATCATCTTGATCTAAAGATAAACAAGCTATTGCTCCAGATGAGTTAGCTTGATTTATTTCTACACTTGCATTTGCTGGTGAATCAGTTCCAAAACCAATTTTATCTGCTGAACCATCTATAAAGAAAGCATGAGTTAAAGTATTTGTTTCTGCTCTTAGATCTACAGAAGCACCTGATTCATTAAATGTAAAACCACCCCCGTCAAAGTCTATTGCACCTGTGGCTTTTACACCGCCTACAACATGTAATTCTGTAGAAGGTGAGTTTGTTTTAATACCAACACGGTCATTACCTGCATCAGTAAAGAATAAGTTTGCATCACCATTACCTTCAATTCTAAAATCTAAGTCTGCTGATGATTCATTAAATACAAAAGTGCCACCGTCTAAAGATGTATTACCAGATACTGTTAATGTTCCGTTGGCCTTGATATTTCCTGCATCATTCAAGACATCAAACATTGTAGATCCATCAGAATATAAAATGTGTTTAGATCCCGCTACAAGGTTAGTTGCTGTTCCACCTGCTGGTTTAAATCCTAATGTATGTGTGCTCATAGTTGTTGCGTTATCAACTATGTACCATGTCTCTACGGCTTCACATTGTATGGTTGTGTTACCTGTTAAGG